AGGACTGCGGCTGTGGCTTCTACCGCAGAGCCCGTGGCGAGCCCCGCACGTTCATCAAGCGTAAGCTCGCGGTCGTACCACTGCCCGTCCTCACCCACGACTGTCTGAGTGCCGTCTCCCGCGTCACCGCTGTCGGTCATGGCTTGGTCGATCATGGGTAGCGGGTTGATCATCTGCGCGAGAGTAAGAGCGCCGCCGCCTATGTCGCTGGGGGATAGGGGAAGGTGGCGTAACTCTGGCGGAATAAAGGGTGTTACTGCGTCCTCAAAGTCATAGACCGCGCCAGATATTGCGCCCGTGACGGGAGCGATGAAGTCGTCAACGCTTTCCATAAAGCCCTTGCCACGTTCGTAGCGCTTTTGCTTGGTAGACGCAGACGGGTTTATATACTCAGCGAGGCCAGCCATTTACATACTTCCTCTTGCTTTCTCGGACATTTCTCGAGAGAGGACGCGAGCCGAGTAGTCGAAGCCTCGCGTTTCTTTCTTGCCACCGCGCCGTTTCTGCTCATCCCCGACCTTTTCGGACTGCTCGAGAATGGCGGCAATGTTTGCTCCCACGTTGGGGTTGCCCATCGAGCCATCACGAGCCACGGTCTCTCGTGCTTCTCTTGCTAAGTCTGCCTGCATTCTTTCGAGGTCGCTGTCCTCGTAGCCTCGATAAGTGTGGGCCATCGCTACGCGCCCCATGAAGCCGCCGTCCATATTGTAGTCGAGCATCTGGCTCGCGTAATTGAGCGCCTTACGAGCGTCGAGCTTTGCGTCTCGCATTCCCTCTTCGCCCTTGCCGTAAGTCATCTCGGTGTAGCCAGTGTCATCGTCACCCACGAATAGGTGGAACAGGCCGTCATCGCCTTGCTCTCCAAACATTGAGCCCCGCAAGTTTTGCTGGGCTTCTCGATCTAGCTGGCTTCGCATTTGATCCATCGCCGACACAAACATTTGCGAAGAAACAAAGCTCTCGGTTGTGTCTTGTAACTTTTGAAGGTGAGTTGGCGTTTCATCACCTGACATTGATCTGTCGCCGTTTCCGCGAGTGTCTATATAGTGCAGTCCAGAGGTTGCCATCGGGCCAGCCGAGCCGACATCTGTATCAGTGCCTTCGCGGTAGACCCTCGGGAAAAGCGTTCGAGTATCCATGTTGCGGAAGTGAACGGCGGCTTCATCACTTGGGTCAACGTAATCGAGAGAGGGCTTTGGGTCGGGCGGAGGCGGCAGCATTGATCTTAGCATCTCAAGCTCGGGGTCGTTTATGAGAACAGACTGTCTGCCGTCATTGCCCATATTCGCCATCATAACGTCAGGCTCGATGCCATACTCCATAAGGTTCCCTTGAGCGTCCGTGCCCATCATGCCCGTGGTGCTAGACATTTCTGGGTCTTCTGGACGAAGGCGGGGTCGCAGAGATGTCTCGGGAGCGTTGCTTTGGTAGGCGGGCATCTCAAGAGTTTGCCCGCCGCCTTGCTTGGCTCGCTCGATACCTGCGGCCTCGTCATCGGGGCTTTGATCCCACGTTCCCGCAGGGTTGAAGTTTATGCCTTTGGCGTCCCTATCCATAATAGTGTGTATCTCCTGTGAGCGAGCATTGAGCGCTGGGCCGCTTTCGTAGAAGGGCCACTTGCCTTCGTTAATTTGGCTTTCCCAGTGGTCGAAAGCCTCGCCCTCGGTTAAGGGTCGGTCTGGGTTTACGCTCGGAACCCAAGCGGGAACCGATACAAACTTGCCCTTGTTTGGGCCGCGCTCGATCAGTATGCCCGTCGAGTAAACTGTCATCGGCCTGCCTTTACTGTCTCTCCCCACGCGACCCGTTTTCATTGAGTTGTTATGGTACTCAACGATCCGTTTTTCTTGAGGGGAGAGTTTAAGGTCAGACATTTGTGATGACGCAGGCCAAGGTTACTTCGATATCAGTGAGTGAGCTTTGTGATGTTACCTCAAAGCCGATCTCTCGTGAGGCAGTGGTCGCGTCTACCGCGATTGATGCCGAGAGGTTCTGCTCGGTAAGCGTTGCCGAGACGGGGATCACATCGCCAGCGTTGGTTCCGTTGACACGAAGCTGGATGTTGCAAGTTCCCGAGGTTGATTTTGCAGCGACCGCATCGATCCGCACGTTTTGCTTGAACGCACGAGTGACCTTCTTAACCCCGTTGGCTACCGAGCCAGAGGCTTGAAAGTAAAACGAGCGAGTTGCGAAGGTATCGGGTAGCTGTGCAACAGGAAGTTTGCCTGTGCTGTCGAGACCAGCAACGCCGTCCGCTGCGCCCATATAGGTTTTTGGAACCAAAGCGGTTTGGTCAACGTCACTAAATTCCAAGCCGCCACCCGTTGAGTTAATGCGGAGAAACTGCAAGGCGTTAGATGTCGAGAACGCTGGAATGCCCGTGTCTGGTGAGGTCAGGAGCCAACCCGTTCCGTTGTAGAACTTTAGGACGTTGGGGCTGGCGGCTGTGTCCACCCACATATCGCCAGCGTTGGCGGTTGTAGGCTGCGAGGCAGAGACGTAAACGCGCCCACGATTAGCGAGCAGGGTTGAAACGCCGTCAACTTTGGACTGCGGGATTTGGTTGTCAGTGACAGCTATGTTTGCGTAAGGGATCAGGCCGTCAGTGTTTGTGAACTTGTCCTCAGTCATCAGCCCCGACACGCGAACTTGAGAGGTGTCCTCGATAATGATGAAGGACACAATGTCGCCCACGCTCATCGCAGAGGTGAAGGTGATGGTCGAGTTTGTCGGTTGTTGCGTATAGTCGTTTGTACCGCCCTGACGTTGCAGAACGCCGTTACGATAAACGAGTACGGATTGGTTTGCTGTGTGGCTGAACGGGAAAACCGCTTGCGCTGCTGCGGCGGCAATGTCCGAGCGGGTGTATCCGCTGTCGTTCGCGCTTTGAACTTTGTAGATAGTCACGATATCGTCTGCTGCCGTGGCTGAACTAAGCGTTACTGTGTTCGCGGTGTTGCTGCTCGTAAAGGTCGCCTCCGCTTGGAGAGTGCCGTTGACGTAAAGAACGATGGCGTCTTGCGCTTCATGGATAAACGAGAAGACTGTGGTTCCAGTTGGGTAGGGTATTGCGCCGCTGACAGTAGCGTTGACAACGTGATCCACACGACCTGAGAAAAGCGGCGAGCCGATTGTACCCACATCGGAGCCTGACACGCCTCGCAATTCTGCGACTGACGCAAGGGTTGTCCATCCCTGCTCGGCCTCCGTGTAGGTGCCGACACGATACTGCAAGCCGTTTATGCTATCGTTCCGAAGCTCGACGGGTGCGACCAGCTTGCCCGTGCTGTCGAACAAAATCTTCACTAGCTCGGCAAGCGTGTTATCGCCAAGCTCTGTTGCGTTTAGGTATCGGACAATGTTCTCGACATCGGCTCCGATATTACCCGAACTTGTATGGTTTCCAGGGTATAGTACCTTGAGACGAGCCATTCTATTTCTCCTTGTGCATCAAGAACGCGAACGAGATCACAGTGACATCGCTATCAACGTCTTTGTCTTCCGTCCGAAAGCGCATTCGGACGCCTCGGAACGTGTGGTTAAATGGGAAGGTGAAGTCGTGCTTTAGTGGGGCGTCACCCCAGCGTTCGTCGCCAGCAATGCGATCTAAGACGACCTCTATTGAGTGCATATCGCGACCATCTTCATCGGTAAAATCGAGGAAGAAGCGGCCCGTTCCCGTTGCTTGGATTACAAACGAGTGAGTGCGCTTTGTGCCGATGAAATCTCCAAGCCAAAGGACGGGCGTTTCGGCTACCATCATCGAGCGGCGCAGGTCGGACAAGCCAGTGTCCTGCACAAAGGTTCGAGTGGATGCCTCGTAAACGCCGTCTGAGGTTCCGAACATAAGGCGACCGCCCAAGAACGTACCGCACCTCGGGAGGAGCGTGTCGCCTAGCTGGAAGTTCACCATCTCGTAGCCCGAGCGGAAGTTCATCGAGAGGCGTTGCGTAAACCTGCCGCCCGCTCGTGGGAAGAATACATGGTAAGTCTGCTCGTCAGGGTCAAAGACCGCCGAGATCGTTGTGGGGTCGGGCGTACTTCTTACAAGTTCTTGATAGAGAGGCTCGATCTCGTCAGACAGCGAGGCTTCCGCAATGGTCAGCCCGTTTGTCTCGTTACGCATAATCGAGTGGATGCCTCGGCGAGAACAGAACAGCAGGTCGCTGCCAGCGTTGATGATCGTGCCGTGAGAGATGCACCCGATCCGAAGGTTGGCTCGGCTGTCGAGTTGCCATTCCTCGAAGCTGGGATCGATGATGTAAACGAGCGTTTGGTCTTGCGTAAACACGGCAAGGCGGTTGGCCTCAAATGTGCCTAGTCCGATAATCTGGTCAGCGGTGCCGATCAAGTTCGAGATGTCGATAAAGGCGGCCCGTGTCACCTCTGCGGTAGTGGCCTCCTCCTCGAGAAAAATGTCTGGGGTATCAACGCGGCTGAACTCGATGGTCGTCGGCCTGTCCTTAAAGCCTGCGACCGCAAGGCGGCGCTGGATGGGAACGCCGAAAGCTGGCTTGATCGAGGCAGTAGATGTCGAGAACTGGAACCCGTCATACTTATACATCTTAGTGTCGAGAGAGAAGATATGCACCTGACCCTTAAAGTTGGTCATGTGGACAACAGCGTCCTTGGCGTACGCGCTCAAGACTACGTGATCTCGGTCGGATCGTAAGTGTGTGGCGGCTGCGTCTGTCTCGGCATAGACAACGCCCTCTCGGCTGTAGAAACGAAGGGCTTTTATCGGGAAGCGGCTCGAGCTTTTATGTAGGAAAAATGCGGGGTCGCGGATTAGCTGGCCTCGGTAATCCACGTAGCAGTTTTTAAGCTCCCAAAAGTTTTGGTCTTCCTCGGTCTCAAGCGCAGTAATGTCACGAGAGCGGTCAATGCCCCGAAAACCATAGTAGGTTTTCGAGAGCGACTTTACTGCGATTGGAGCGTAAGAGAGGCGACCCATTTAGTACGCCTTTTCTGTGGTAACGGGTGCGTAGGCTTTATTTGAGCCACCGTCTGTGATCGTGCGGGTGTACGCTTTGTTGCCGTTTGCTCGCTCGTGAAGGATGTTGTTTAAGCCAGCTTGGTAAAGCTGCAAGAAAATCATCGCTTTCTCCGAACCCTGCTGGATGAAGTAATGAGCGGTCAGCCCGTCAATCATAATCATGTCGGGGATGGCGCGACTTTGGGTGATGTCAGCGTAATAGTCGATGTCGCCGCCCGTCCAATACGGGTGCTGGCGAACGTCCTCGACCACTCGGTTGGCGAGTTCGATCATCATCATCATCACTTCGCCGTCCACTCGGGAAACGCTAAAGTTACCCGCCCGAACAAGAGCCGAGCGCACAAGGTTCTCGAGTGGGGTAAAGTTTCCCGTACCCGCAGCAAAAGGTTTTTGGACGCTCAGTTCAGCCATTGTTAATTATCCTCAGATGCTACGATGCGGCCCGCCCAAACGTGGTGATGAGACATCATGTTTTCTTTGTGCTCGATAGGGAAACGCCACTTTACGTGCTCGCGGTTTTCGTCCCATACGCCCATAAACCGCTGGTCTCCGCATTGAAGGTCAAAGACGCCGCTCTCTTCGCCAGTGGAAATGAAGTTCGCAAACTTGGGCTTCCACTTGCCCTTGGGCTTTGGGGTGTCATTAACGTATGCTTCGTTTTCGGGGGTACTTGGGTCGTCAGCTATGAAACTTCCTGTGCTCGTGCGGGCTCTTGTCTTTGCCATTACTTTGCTCCTGATTTGCGTGGGACTTTTATCAATGTTTTTTGGTTCTCAGTCGTCCCAAACGAAAAGGGCCACGCATAAGCGCAGCCCTCTCCTCTAGTATTGCTCTGAAAGTTAAGCGACTAGGTTCCAGTTTTTGATGTAAGTGTGAACTTTGTCCTGAGTTAGCTCGAGGCCGCACTCAGAAATGTACTGATGCTTCACGCTGTCAGCGTCATTGGCTTGCAGATCACGCTCAAGGTTTGTGTCGCGACCGTCGAGGTAGCGATACTTGACGTACGGCATGTCAATGATGATAGCCGCGTTGTCCATTCCAGGGACTTGACGGAACTGCGGGTGCAAGTGAACCATCAAATCGCCAGCAAAGGTGCTGTAGTTTGAGAGGCTTACGCCGTAGCTGCCTTCGACAACGGTAGGAGACCAGCGGTCTTTACCGAACTTTTGAAGGTGTCCCGCAACCTTGGCACCACAGAACATGAGCTTCTGCTTGGAGCCAAATGCGAAGATGTCTTCAACCAATGTGCGGTCAAATTGATCTTCTGTCATTGTGCTTGATGCGGTTGCCCGATCATTCACATTGGTCAGGGTATTCACGAGGCCGCCAGTGTAACGAAGTGGCTGGGCAGTCGAACCGTTGCTTTCGGCTTTCTTGCCAAAAAACATTGCTCTTTCGATGTCCATCATGTGCATCTTGAGAGCTTTGGTCGCCATCTCGTCTTCTTTGTCACCAGTGCGAAGGTTTGTGGCCTTCAAGGTGTTGGTGACGGTGAAGGCGGTCTTGAAGATTTGAGTGTAGTTCGAGGCTACAGTCGCATCGAATGATACGCCAGTTGGAGAGCCCGAGCCTTCCGCATGTGCCGTGCCAGCGATATACAGTGGTGTATTGTCAGCAATCGCCGCTGCTCCGCCACCAATGCCACGTTCAACCGTCAAGGTTGTCGCGCCGCTGTCTGCGGTACACCGCATGACTTCGCCAGTTAGCGAGTTCACAACGATTGTTCCCGCTACAGCGAACAAGTTGTCATTGCCAGCGTCAACAGTAATCGATGTCGCTGAGTTGCTCAACGCTCCGTTTACTTGCAAGGTACGAGCGGGAAGCTCGTCACGAAAGTTTTTGTACTCTGGATCGTCAGTCGCTTCCGAGCTAGTCATTGCGAGCAATGCCTGTAGCGGTGCGCTGCCATTTGGTTCAAGAAGGCTGTATAATTCGCGATAATTCTTTGGGCGGAAGTCCGTGCTAAACGTACCTGTGCCCCGTAGTCCTTGGATAGCAGCCATTTTGCTAATCCTCCTTCGGATAGGGTTTCATTTTGGTTGGAACGTCAGAAGCCTCGCGGAATTTCACGCGGGATAAATCGTATTCCTGTTTAACATCGACTTCACGAGAGCCGTAGCGCTCACCGATATTGATTACCAGAATACTTATTTTTGCAGAGAGATCGTCCCTGTTATTCTTTATGTGGGGGTATCGTTCAAGACGCAGCGATGGCGAACTTGTGTTGGCATACCTGTTTGCTGCCATAGTTCAATTTGTAAGGCTTGCGCTTTCTCGTAAGCCACAAGGTAACACGCGGACTTTGTTTCAAACTTGACTTCATTCTCACCAAAGGCTTGCTGCCCGTTGGCGAAAATAACCCAGAAAAACAAAGTCCACGGTTCCATATTATCCCCTGTTCATTGTAGCCCTTGAGGCTAGTCGAGCGAGAGTGTCGTCNCCGCCCGATGAGGCCATGCTTGAGGTTGGCCCACCCGACTGAGTGGTGAGGTATGCCTCGCGTCGAGCCGCTGTGTTCTTGAGTTGCTCGAATTGAGGCGTGTCCTTCATCCGCTTGAAGTCATCCACCACGCGGCGAGTGAGGTCGTAGTCGGAGAAGTCATTGCGATCAAAGCCACGCTCGCCGATGAAAGAGGCAAAGTCTGCGGCTGCCTCGTCAGGAAGGCCAGCTTCCTGTTGCGCTCGGTCGAGGTTGTTGGAGATTGTTTGGGCTATCACTTGGTCACGAGAGGCGATTGCGGCGTCTCGTGAATTGCTGCCCGACTGAGCGGCAGCCGAAGCGTTATTCATAACGCCCTGCATCATCTGCATTTGCTGGCCCATCTGAGTTTCCATGCGAGACATGCGCTCCATACTTTCCCGAAAACCTGGGGGTAAGGAAATGGCGTTGTCGTCTTCGTACTTCTGCCACTCGTCATTCATCTTGGCTGCATACTCTGACGGTGTACCTGTTTGGTCTCCGCCTTGAGCAACGCCAGCAGTGGGCTCTCGCTTGCGGCCCATCTGCGGGCTCTTGGTGTAGGCGTCAACGGATGCAGCCAACAGCTTTGCGATTTGCTCGGGGTTGCCCTTGGTCGTTTCCATCAGTCTCTCGGCGAGAGCATTGACGGGCTTCATCAGAGAATGCTTGTGATTGAGATCACGATAGCGGTCGTACGTTCCTGCGATTTGCTGGGGCGAAAGATTGCGCTCCTCGTCACCGAACTTGATCTTATACATCACGGCCTCTTCGGCCTGACGATCTCCCTCGGTTTGCGGGGATGCGACTTCGTTGGCCTCTTCCTGCGCTGTGGTGGGTGCATCTTTAGGTGCGGGTGCGGGTGCGGGCTCGGGAGCAGCGCCTAGTTGCTGTGCAGCAATGCGAGAAACCTGCTCTTGCTGTCTTGGATCGATAGCCATTTTATTCTCCTTCTGGGCGGCCTTGGCGGCCCATACTTTCTTCAAGTGCTAAATCGCCCTGCATTTGCTGGACGAGACGTTCGGGCAGGTTAAGCAGTTGCTCTGCTGCCCAGATTGCTCCTCGCTGGAAATCCATCTGTTGCTGGGTCATGTCCGTCTTGCGAGACATTTGAAGAGCGAGTTGTAGTATCTCGTCCTTCATCACGATATGTACGTGCTCCCAACCTTTGCTTTCCGATAACGCGGTGATGTCTTTGATCTTGCGTTTAACGGAGATGGTTACTTCCCCTTTTTCTTGCCGCCAAGTACGGCTTGGGTGTAGATTTTCTTCGTTGGCATAGCCATGATGGGCTCTCCTATTTCTGAGTGCAGGGACAATCTCGGTGTTGCATTGGCCCTGTCTGGGTCTGCTTGCCGAGCTTCTTTACTTCTTTCGTTTTCAAGTTCTTCGATCCTTTCGCGCTGCAAAGTGATTATCTGTTTCTGGCGCTCGAGTTCCTCAAATTGGCGGTCGAGATCAGAGACAGATGGGAAATGCAGTAGCAAACTTAATAGCTCCGCCTGCTCATTGGCTTTCCCCTCTTAGGTGCGGATGCTTTACGCACAGGAGGCTTGCCAGATTTCTTTGCCGCTTTTGCGGCGGCAGCTTTCCCCGCTTGTGTGTACGGGTACTTTTTGTTTCCGACCTGTGGCATTACTTCTTTCCCTTCTTCCAAGATATGCGCTTCGAGCTTGTCTTCTTTTTTGCCGCGCTGTTGCACTTCGCCTTAGTGGGGCGACACGCAGGGTATCCCCGTTTGCTGGTCGTCCTGTTCTTTCGTCCGCAAGGCTTGCCCGTTTTGCAATCGATCCAGCCCTTGCCGCCGTTTTGAGCAAACCATTTGCGTAAGTCGCTCATGTTGCCTTGCTCTTGTTGCCCCAGTTTTTAGATCCGACTTTTCGGCAGCTTACGAGAGCGCCGCTCGCGTAGGCGCTGGGCCAAGTTCCGCCGTTGCGAGTGTAACGCGCTTTGACCTTGTGGTAGCAGGCGTCTTTCTTTGCGGGTTTCTTTTTGGGCTTCTTAGCCATCAGCAGTTCCACGCTTTTCGTGACCAGTAGTTAGCAGACAGCTTGTTCGCCGTGCCCTTGATGCCGCCCGAGCGAGCGCAGTAGGACTTCTTGTTTTTCGGGTTGCCTTTCTTGATGCTCATTTTAGGGTCGCCGAAACGAACGATCACTTCCTTGCCGCCAGCACAAGCCTTAACAATAGACTTCTTTTTAGACCCCGCTGGTGCGCGGCGGGGCTTGTTGCATGGCATCTTAGCCTTGCTGACGCGAGGTGTTTTCGCCATGCTACGCTGCCTCGTATGCTGCCTTGTCAGTGGCGATTGCCGAGGCGCTTGCGCCTTCGTTGACGCCCAGCGCGGCCTTGTTTGTCTCGTCGCCTCTGATCTTGGGAGACTGCTCTGCAATCTGCTGCAAGACATACTTGTTTGTCACGACTGCCGCGCCGTTGACCGAGGCTTTGAAGTCAGCCGCGTAGCTGTCGAGGACAGAATAATACATTTTGCCATCCCAGCTTAGTAGGCTGCGAACATTACCCGCCACCCACGAGGGGTTGCCCCAGCCTGCTTCTGGGACGCTGTAGATTTTTGATGCTGCTTTATCGTATGACATGGTTAGTTCTCCTTAAATCCGCTTGGCTGGAACGTATAGGTTGCCCTCGTTACCGCTGGTTTGCCCCTGACTGTCTTCGCCCCACACATACATATCGCCGTTCTCATCTAGGACTTCCCAGCTTGTAGTTTTGCTGGTTGAAGACCCCATGTAACCGTGTACGTTGGCTTGGACTAACGTGCCGTTTACGCCGAGTGGGAAGGCTGGTGACATTGGCCCAGAAATCGGGCTTGGGTGGTTGTAGAAACCACAAGCATAATGCCCGTAACCCGTGATGTAGAACCAGCCGTTGCGTCGAGCGATGCGGTCTTCTTTGTTGGCGTGGCACATAAAGCCCATCTGGTATCTGGATGAAGTACCCGCTGGGCAGTGATAGATTTCCGATACCCATTTTAGCTTGTCGCTACAGATAAGTGGCGTTGTGGTTTGAGTGACGTTGCCGCGACCCTGTACGCCGGGATTGTTCTGACCTGTGGCATACAAGCTGCCGTCTTCTGTCAGGAAGAACACGTTTTCTGGATAATACCCCCGTGGGAATACGTCGATAACGTGCTTGTCGGTGTCAGTGCCGAGGCCACCCCCGACTTGAGTGAGAGTGTAAATAGTAGTCGTAGTGTTGCCGAGGCCAAGCTGACCATAGTTGTTCGTACCGCAAGCGTAGACGCGACCAGACGCCATCAGTACATGTGTGTTGCCGTAGCTCCCCGCGCCTGACGCAATCGCTTTAACGGGCGTCTGACCAGAGACAGAGATTTCCGTTGGCGTTTGCTTGATAGCGGTGTTGTTGCCCTGACCACATTGACCGTAGCCGTTGTAGCCCCAAGTGAACATGCGGTTGTCTGTGGTGAGTACGATACAGTGGTTGTAGTTGCCGCCACTGCAACTAATCGACTTTACGTTTTTGTTGAAGCTGTCGATATGAGTGATGGTGTTTTTGCTAATGATTGTCTCGTCACCCATGCCGCCGTTGACGTTGTAGCCCCAAGCGTAAAGGTCGCCATCCTCCATCAGCAACATCATGGTGTTTGCCGTCTCGGTGCTAGATTGGCTGCTGGATGCAATGTAGCGGCAACGCCCCGCGCCTGACGGGATCGGAACCTTGTGGAAGTAGTTGCGGTCTACGTTAAAGCCGTCAACTTGCTGGCCTTCGTCGCCGTGACCCGTAACATAAACGGAGCCGTCTGCGTGAAGGATCATCGTGGTGGAATATAGATTGATAACTTGAATTGCGTCCGAGAACTTTACGTTGTCGGCCATAGTGAAGCCGCCCAAGCCTTGCCCGTTTTTCGCGTACCCGTTGGTTTCCCAAACATAGTCGCCGTTGTTGTACTTGCCAGTTTGCCCTTCGGAGTTATGCCCCCAAGTCGAACATTCCAGCCTGCCACGATTGTAGACAATCGCTGACGAGAAGTTTTGAGTAGTCCAGCCTGTCCTTCCCATGTCCCATGTGCCTGTGTTCGCCGCATATGAGTGGGTCGAACCGCCGAGAGTACCTGTGGCTTCTGTAATGTGGTTAGCAAACTTGTAGCGTCCACCTGACCAGATGCCAGTGTAGTCGCCTTGGAGAGACGCGAACTTGCGGTTCTCGTTTGCGCCCCAATTTTGCCAGACTGGTTTGCCTGTGTACTTGTCGATGCCGAGCGTGTCGCCGTAGTTGCCGACAGGTAAGCGGGTGACGGCTGTGCTTGTAAGCACGTTGATCTGACCGCCGAGGCCAACGGTGTCGAAAGTCGCGCTGTCTGTCCCACGAGAGTAGTAGAACAGAGTTGTGACGTTCGGTGTGGCTGGCATAACGGCGGTGACTGTCGCACCAGACGAACCCTCTGTTCCCGTGCGGGTGACGTGGACATCAGCGGCAGCGTTGAATGTGGCTAAGTCTGTGCCGCTATTGTGCGTACCGTCCGAGGTTGTCGAGAACGAGAAAATGTGCCCTGTGTTCGATGCGTCACTAACGTCAAAAATGTAGGTAACGCCAGCTTGCATGGCGATGGTCGGTGATCTGTCGAAGCCGCTGTGAACGCCGCTGCCAATGTGGGCTTGAGGCTTAACATAGTAGTAGCTTTCCGCGCCGTAATTACGGACGTGGACGGTGTTATGCACAACTGACGCTGATGTCTTGCCTTCTTTATACATCATATCGCCAGCTTGCGTCATGGGCGTGGTGACTGCGGCTGCGATTGCGGCTGTGTCAACAACGTGCGCGTAGTTAACGCCATCGCAAAATACCCAGCCTGTCTTACCTGACGGAATAGTGGGGTTGCCACTTGTCTGACCCGCCGTCTTGATGGAGACGGTGTTAGATAGCCCGTTGTGGATAACAAACGCGACACCCTTAGTTGGGGCCGTGATAGTGGTGAAAGGAAAAATCTGATTACCCGACGATGGCGATAACTTGATGACCGACCTAGCTACTTGCTCATCAGTGAGGGTGATGAAATTATAGTTGTTGGCAACAGAGACGACTTCGACAGGGGAACTAGCCGTGTCGATCATCTCGAGCAGAGCGTCTGCGCCAAATATTCTCTCAACCGCTGTCGAAAGATACACGAGGTCTCGAGCGGTGGCGTCATTGCCAGAGGCATTCGGCGTATCGCCGTTAGCTAGTGATTTGCCTTGCGCTTTGATCGCATCGACAAGTTCTTTTAAAGAGTTAGTAGACATGGGCTTCCCTTCCTAAAGGACATCGATATCGAGCAAAACTGCTTCTTCAAGCAGGTCTAAACGCGGCTCGGAGTTGGTTTTAAAGTCTTGGATTTCAGCGAGGATCGCGTTTCCATCGAAGAACTGGGTGAATTTGGTGGCGTCGAGTAACGAAGTCGAAGTGTGCGCCTCTGTGCAGACAAATACTTTCTGACCAAGCTGCGTCATATCGAGCAAATCATAGGCTACGTTTGCGGCGTAGACGCCCTTCTGGCGAAAGAACTTCTGGTTTGTATCGAACCAGCCAGAGTTGGCGTCCGTGTAATGCCCGAAACGGGCTTGGAACACGGGGTCTCCGCTCGAGTTGGGGGTCACTCGAAAGTCAAGCGCACTAGGGTTGAGGCCGCCCGAAGCGGTAAAAAGATTGTCGAGAAGAACTGGAACCGTGAAGCCGCCCTTCTCGCAGTCCTCAAGGTACTTGTCGAGAAGGTGCGTACCAGTGGCAGCACTTCTAAAGTTTAGCTGTTCAGATGGGACGAAAGTACGTGCCATTGCTAATCCTTCTGGGCAAGCTCAAGGAGCTTAACGATTTTGTAACTGGGCAAGTTGAGGACGTGCTCGATGTCGTTCAGCTTGGCAGCCTGCTCGCCTAACTTGATCTCGGTTGCGGCGTTGTTATGGGACAATGCAACAAGACATGCTGCTATGTCGTCCCGCATGGGCTTCATTTCTTCGTTTATACGAGCGTCAATGTAGTCTCGTAGGTGCGGCTCGATGCGAGAAGCCAATACGCTGCTGTGTGGTTTGGTCATCCGCTCTTCTCTCTCATTGGCACAAGGTTGCCCTTCTGCACTTGGTCTTGAATGTCGCCCTGCGGCTGGACGTTCGCGCCGCGCAGCTTTTCCATCATCATCATTTGCTGGGATGGGGTCGGCCCCTTGGCGGTTTGCTCTTTGGAGATTTTAAACTGGTCGAGATCGCTGACGCCCATCGAGCGGATGGCCTCCTCGACGATCTTGCCCGAGTTGTATTCCATCGCCATGCCCGTCTCGTTCAGCATCTTGAGCATGTTGATCCACGTCTCGGCATTGCGAGTGGGCTCGAGCGGGAGAGTGCCGTCAACTACGAGATAATCAATCTCGCCTTGGATATCCTGCAAATTGAAGTCGAGGTAGCCGTCTTGCACCATATCAGTCAGGCCCGAGGCGCTGTCGCTGTCAGGAATGCGGATCGCGCCGCTGTCACCAAAGAAGTCCTGCACGTTGGCAACCATCATACGGGCCATAGGGCGCACAGAGGTGGCGGAAATGATGCGAGAGAGTACGCCGAGACGCTGTGAGCCTAGCTGTGAGAGCCGTTGTATCTCGGTCGCGGTACGAACGCCGCCCTCGGCTGTAGGCATCCCCTGTTGGGCGTCTGAGGCGGCGGATAGGCGCTGCTTTAAACCGCTCATTGCCTCGATATCTTGCCAGTGGCCCTTCGTAACATCAGGAATTTGCGAGATATAAACGCCTTTCCCTGGCTCCGAACCTGGGAGGGTGCGAACTATGCCGTGGGGGTTGCGGTCTACGAGGTCATTTATGCTGACTTGGGTGGGGTCAACAAACATCAGGTTAGTCAAGGCGGCCTGCACGTTATCGATACGTGANCGGAGGAGCCACGTAGCCACGTCATGCAGTGGGAGGAGCAAATCATAAAGCGACTGCCCATAGGTCTTATGGGCATCGTGATACAGGCCGCCGATTACAACAGGGAACTGCCTGCCGTAAGCGTTTAACTGAAAGCGGATGATGACGTTCTCGTCTAGGACGGTAACGACGAGCCATAGCTGCTCGATCTGGGGAAGGTTCACCTCGTAGCCCGCAAGGCGGATATAACACTCGTCATACACGCGGCTGTCGCCGAGAGCGAAGTACGAGTTGCTGCTGCCACGCTCGAGACGCTCGGCAGGATCAATGCTCAGTCCTCGTCCCGCTTCCTTGTGCCACTTATGTCCGTCCCACCCACCAGCAGGAGGTGTGAGGCGGTTGCGGAGGGAGGGGTAGCGCTTGAGCTTGGGGTATATGCCGCTCTGTAGCAGGCTGTCGTAAGAAGCGAAGTCAGAAAAGATGATGTACTGCATCTTTTCCCAATCTCCCCACTGGACACGGGGGTCATGGAATACGCGGCGCGGGTCAAAGTTGGTGATCTGGTTTGTTCGGGTCTTCGCGTCCCATGTGACCTTCGTGGGTGCGTATCCGTAACGGATGCAATCAAGTAAATGCTGGGCAATGCGAGCTTCCCCCGCTGTTCGGCGCATCTGTTGGTGCAAGAGGCGTTCTATAATTTGGCTGGACTTGCGAGACTTGCGGTTCAGACCCTCCATCTGAAACATCGGATTGCGGCCCGTAAGGGCTGCCATCAGATAGGTAAGCACCGTGTCCGATATGGCGCGAGTGTCCGCAATGACGGCCTTCTCGCGGAACTGGGTGGTATCTGGGCGGACATACACGTCATGGGCGCGGTCTGCCTCTTTCCAGTGGTCATATCGGCGGGATACGCGGTCATATGACATCTGCATCGCAGCTTTCACGTAGTCCACGAGCTTTTGCTCCTGATCCATAGACAGATCAGAAGAAATATCCTCGTATGCCATCAGCTTATCGCCGAGTTCGGACAGGTCAACGATGACCCCATCCCCGTTCGGCTCGTAAGCGGCTCTATAATCTATTGGTGCAGCAGTCATGCGGCTATTTACCCCCTAATTTGTACCTCAGTCGTCCCTATTCACCCCATCCTCGCCACTGACCCAAAGAATTATTGAGGTCAGAGCGCTGGGCCCACAAACTATCGGACGGTTTGGGCAGCGCAAAGGCGGGTGGCTGGTAGTATTCACCCGTTGTGGGTGTGCGAGCGAGCACGTCAAGGCCGATTGCGAGCGCGTCTACCATGTCATCGTGCTTGCCCGAGGGAAACGATTGGCATTCCTCGTGAAATGCGTCGAGCCACGGCGCAGACGTGGGGAGAAGAACGCGACCGCCCTCGATGAGTGGGAGGATCGCGGTCAGGCGGGAGACCTTATCGTTCACGACCTTGTAAGGAATGATGGATACGCCGCTCTCGCGCTGCATTTCTTGGATGAGAGATTGGCCCGAGGCTTTATCCTCAATGTAAATGCCTCGAAGGCCGCGACCACGCCAGATGTTGTTGAGTTGGATCATGCGGCGCTTGAGTTCTGGGAACTCGAAGCGGTCTCGAATGAGGTCAACAACGTATATGTCACCCGTAACGTCAAGGCCGAGAACCATCATTACGCTGTAGTCGCTGTCCTGCTTGGCTTTGAAGGCGGTGTCGGCGGATATGATGAGCGAGGAGAACTTCTCAGGCTTCATATCCTCGGGGTAAGTGCGCCACCAGTTAGCGCGGATCAAGTTACCGCCCTCGATGTAGGGGGTCTGTTGGTACAGTGAGGCGAACTCGCGAGGGTTGAGGCGCTGTCGGCGCTCGAGGTCTTCGACAGAAAAGCGCTCGGGCCANAGGGCGGTCTTTATAGTCTTGCGGATGTAGCGTTTGCCCTTGGAGAGCTTTTGAAGAGACGTGCCGTCGAGATACTGGGGGTCTTCGGGCGGGAGAGAAGCGCGGGACACCTTGCCGTTAAGGCCGTCGATGGGCTTGTCTTGGATCGAGGGGAAGTTGATGTGCAGCCAGCGGCCTTCCTTCCAATCCTCCGTCTCCATAAGGCGACCCGCAAGATCGTCTGGGTGCCAGCGGGTCAGAATGATGATCTGAGCGGGCGGTATGTTGTCTATGTCGGGCTGTAAGCGGGTCGAGAGGGCGGAGACGTAGTAGTTCCACACCTTGTTGCGTTGGGTGGCGCTCTCGGCTTCCTCGCGGGACTTAAAGGGGTCATCGAATAAGAGCATGTTTGCGGCGCGACCAGAGGTCGTGCCACCTACGCCGATGAAATAAGCGGCACCGCCAGCGGTGGTGCGCCACTGATCGACGGCGCGGCTGTCGGGAGACATTTCGAAGTCGGGGTAGGCTTGGGCAGTGAGAGGTTCGTTGACGAGCGAGCGAACTTGGCGTCCGAAGTCCGTGGCAAGTTGAGAGTTGTAGGATGTGGACATGAGAAAACGGCTGGGTTTGCGCGACATGAAGTAGGACGGGTAGATGACCGAGCCGTAGGTGGACTTGCCGTGCCTCGGGGGCATGGTGATCAGGATGTTGCGGACAGGAACGCGGTCTGTCTCGTCCTTTTGGGCGGGTGTGAGGTTGAAATGGCTGTCGAGGACGTTCTTCTCAAGGCGGTCAAGGGCGTCAATCATGGTGAGGTGGAAGTCTGGTAGCGTCCAATCAGGGAAATGAAGGCGTACCCAGCCCAGAAAGCTCTCCTCTGCGGCCTTGAGGCGCAGAAGGTGGCGAGCGGCGTCTTGGGGGGTGAGGTTCATTCGGCGTCCTCCGTGGCAGATACGTCGATGATGTTGTTCATGCCCGAAGCAATAGCCTCAAGTTGGGAACGTGAGAGCTTTTCGGGGCTTTCGGAGAGTGTGTGCTCGTGCTGAACGAACTGGGCGGTAAGATCGGGCATCACTTTGCCCAGCATGGCGCTGAATACGCGGGCTTGAGTGGGCGTCCATTCCTTTTTGCCCATGACGACCTTGTGGGCGTCCTCGATCTGGTTCTCCACCTTTCTATATAGGCCCGCCCGCATGTTCGCGACCTGCAATGGGGTGAGTTTGTCTCCTGTTTGTGGGCTCATTCTGCCCTTCGGGTTGTTCGACATAACGCTGCTCCTGACGTTTTCAATTTTGCTCTGATTGCTCGTGGGGGTGGAAATGGCGATTGCGGAATTGACGGTTCGCGGGGTGGGGGGGTAGCCCCCCTTCGGCGGTTTTTGGCTCTCTCTCGCGCACCATTGGAATAGAGTGTTGATTTTGCTTGGTTTTACCTCCCCCGTGAAGGGAATTGCGGGCGAGGCTCCTCCCTCGACGTTTCCAGTTCTGCTCGACGCGCCTGCGTAAATTGCGCCCGCGAACCATTTGAGCACCTTACACGCGCGTGTCGTCGCGGTCGTCCGCCCCTGTCCGACAAAGAGTAACGCTCTTTAGGATCAGATGTGGTGCCGCCTCTGATCGGAGGATGGCCTGTGCCCTGCGTTCTGCGGGGCGCGGATCACACTCGGGCGATTGACGCCCACACAAGGAGACTACCCATGAGCAAGAAACCAACCACACCCGCACCAACCGCGCCCGCAACCCAACGCGAGTGCGCCGCCGCGTGGCTCC